CCGGCTTCATAAACCGGTTGCACCCATCCCTCCGTCCTCATAGGGCGGTGCGTAGTGTAGCGAGCTTCTCGTGCACTACGACGGCTTCCGGGAAGAAATATACTTCTCGGGGGATGTCGAGGGGCTTTCCCTCGACGCACCAATTGACTAAAGAGTCGATTGTTGAGTCCTTCTCAGAGCAACTAAGAGTTGTATCTGAGGTGGGTAGGTTCCACGAGAGATTCTCGTAAAACCTATCCTGCCTCGCTGTCCAAGGTACGGTTTCGTACTGCTTGGAACGGTACGGGTCTATCCCGTGCCGACGGCTAACTTCCGGATATAACATATCCCGGAAGAGGTAGGGCCTGCCGATCAAGTTAATAGCTTCATCGACGGTCACAAGACGCATTCGCTTTGCGAGTGCGGCTTTGTCCTTGAAACGGAGATTTCTCCATTCCAGGGCAGGATCTTCCTTATTTTTAAGGAGGTTCTTGACCAAAGCTTGTTCGTACAAGCCTTGGTCATCTACTCCGCGGACAAGGTCCGTCTGGAGTAGAGTGAGCCGGATTTCATCTTCGATGGAATCCGACGATATGCCGCGTGCCCGCGCGTTCGTCGCAAAAGTTGCGAGAACACGTCTGAGCATAGACGCGGCGGAGCCATCAAGTACTTGCTTGATGGCCCAGAGATGCGTTTCGGGTATTGCTCGAAACGCACGCCTTAGATCGGTCTTTGACCGATGGTAGGCGGGAGCTTCAATACCTCCCAGTATTACTGGAAGGTATCTGAACGCAAGAGAGGGTGGAAGGAAAGCCTTCATCCTCTGCTCCCAGCGTTTGCTGAAGAGGGGAGTCAATGACTCAAACCCTCCTCCGAGCCAGGCCAGCATGCCATGCATCTGGCGAGCCTTGCCAATGGCAGGGTTTGGCTCATCTTTTCCCTCGTGCTCCTTAGCACATGGGGAAAAGAGCCTCACTTTCATCGAATCGATGTGAGGCTGCTCTGAGTACAGTGCGTCCCGGAGAGGAATTTTCCTCCCCCAGATGCACTCGTCTCTCAGACCTACCGTGAGGAGCATCTCCTCACAGTAGAAACCACCACGCGAACTTAAGAAGTTCTGCGGCCATGAGACGGACATTCCGTTTAACTCATGGTTTCGCGTAATACGCGAAAGGTATTGCCTCGGACCTTGACCAAAGTGGTCATCGCCCGAACACGCAAAGAGTCGCCAATCCATGATTGGAAACCCATTGCTGGCACTCAGACGATAGAGAAACTCTTCGTCTGAGGCGTCTATCATTTGATAGACGTACCTAAGAAAGGCTTCCGACTCTGCACAAAGGTTGTGCAGAGTTAGAACTATCTTAGACCCGGGGTCTCCCATTAGGATGCCCCGGGTTGTCGGTCGATCGAAGAAATCTTCGATCGCCGACCCTTCGTATATGCGAGGGCTGCAAAGCAGACTCGCACATAGGTTGAAATACGTATCATTGGTACGGTTCAACCCACGATGTAGGCCTTCTAGCATTGCTAGAGAGTAACCATGCTGACAGAAATCAGTAGCAGTGGTTAGATCGCTACTTAAGAAGTAGCGGTCGCCTCGAGGTGGAGGGCAAGAGTTTCCTTGCTTCTTCACCCACTCATAGAGTTGCCAACCTCTGGTAAGACCAGATGTTGCCGATGGATGGTTTCTTAAACCACCTATCACGTGGTGGGACCACGGTTGCAGTAATACTGTCAACCAGTCCTCCCCCACAGTGACGACCCGGGACTTTGCCCCGGGTTCGCCAATAGCACTCGGTCGTATTGACGGCCGAGTGCCAGACAGGCGAAGCCTGTCGTTTTCGCTATAGTATGGGGAGCCTACAAGGATTCCTTGTTTTAGGCCCTCTTGAATAGCCCATTGCAGTAGTTGATAACCAGTGCAGTGGTCTAATCCATACAGCGGATCCTCGAGTTTGAAATTTTCAAAATCAAGGTTGACGCGGTCGTCGCTTTCGCCGGCCTCGTCATGCAGATCGAAGTTCAGGGAATCCCTGCACATCGTCTGCCACAAAGGCGTACCGGCTTTTAGCCAGTACGACTTACCGAACCAGGTCGTTTCTAAAACGTCCTGGTCCGAGATGGAGGATAGCCAAGATCGGAATTTCATTCCGACCTCGGCGGCACGTCCACCTTCATCCGTTGAAGAGT